CTCTCCGGGGCCACGTCCTCAAGGTCGCCCTTCCACTCCCACAACGCTGCGAACTGCGGGTCATTCCACAGATAGGAATACTGCAGGCCCACCGTGTAGACCTTCCCCGACCGGCAGAGAAGCGTCTCGCCGAACGGAACAGATTGGAATGACCTGCCATTGTGGCCACGGTACAAGCCCCGGCGGGCCTTCACCGTGCCCTGCGGTTCGTCCTCTGCGGCCTTCTGCTTCGCCATCTCGTCTCCTTCGGCGGGGGGCTCACGATCGAACCCCCCGCCCAGGTTGTACTACGTGATGTTGTAGAGGATCCCGACCGGGGTGTTGGTGGCGCTGGGGGCGTAGAACGCTTGGAAGTCGTTCCTAGCCGTCGCCACGAACACGACCTGATCGACCTCGATGTGACGATCGCTCGAGCCGTTGACCGAGATGCCGCGCCGGGTCGCCAGACCGTATGAGTCGCGGTGCACGCAGAGGATGGAGCCCTTCACGTTGTTGGCCGGGGTCGCCGAGTGGATGCCCGTGGCGTCCTTCTCGGTCACGAACTCCGAGAGGATGACCGGCGAGCCGAACAAGTTGGCGACCTGACCGCTGAGGATGCTCGCCTGCGGGCCGAACTTCTCCAGCGTGATGAGTTCGCTCATCTTCATGGCCGACTTGAGCCCGTGGAAGCCCGTGATCCACGCGAGCGGTGCCGGGCTGGCACCCCACGCACCCATCGCGTACTGGAGGTCGAGCAGCTTCGTGGTCGAGACTCCACCACCCGCATCGACCTTCGCCGGGTAGGACGCGGTGACGAGGCAGTGCTGGCGGAGCCCCATCCACGCACGACGAACGCCCGTGGCCACGTTATTGAACGAGCCGAGGTCCATCGTGCCAGCCGTGTCGCCGTTGATGATGCAGTCCTCGATGGCACGGGCCAGCACCTTGGCCGCGTTGTTGATGATGAACGGGACCATCGGCACCACCGAGTCCTCGAGGATTTCGCTCGAGGCGTAGGTACGCACACCGAACTTCTTCGCGGTGAACATGGCCTTGGTCGTGGTCGCCGTCGATGCACCGATGGGCGTATCCGCGCCCGTGTCCGCGACGGCTTCCGTCATCAGGAACGCGGTCAGGTCAGCGCCCAGCACCGGCCAGTCCAGGATCTTGCTGGTCATCGTGATGGGCGTGAACAGCGGGGCCACCTTCGACCAGACCTGAACGAGATCCATCAACTGGCTCGACAGGATGGTGGGCACCCACGCGAGGCCAGCGTTCGCCGTGCCCTCGTTGAACGGACGCTCGTGCTTCATGGAGTCGCACAGTTCGTTGACCAGACGCTCATACTCCGGCCAAGCCTTCAACTGCTTCAGACGGTGTAGCCGCGAGTTCAGGTCCGGCGTGCGCGAGTCGGCAGGGAACATGAGCACGTCCGTGACCAGCAGCTCATCGTTGAGCCGCTGGAACCGCGTCACCACGTCACGGAGCCGGTCGCTGTTGGAGCTGGAGCCCAGGCGCGCCACGTCCGTGGACAGGCCCATGCCGTTGAAGTCCCGCTGACCCAGGTGCGACAGGCCCGCAATCTCCTCCCAGCGCAGCACCGCGAGATTGAAGTATTCGCGCTGACGGCGGGACATGTCCTCGGGCATCTCGAGCCGGAGGGCCGCGCGGTTCATCGTGAACGCATCAGAGCCGCCCGCGAACGTGTCGCGCTGGCTCTTGAGCGTGTCGTCGATGGACTTCGTGCGAGCACCAAGCTGCTTGATCGCTTCATCGCTCGCGCGCCACTCTTCCTCGGTGATGAACTTCCCACGGGCCTGCTTCAAGGCCAGGTCGTTCAGGTTCGTGGTGATCGACCGCATGTGCTCGCGCATCCCGTCAGGGGTGCTGAGGTCCGGGTTTACGGGCAACTCGACGAACGGCTTATCCATCTGCTCTACCTCCGTGCGCGTTATAGTCGTTCGCCGGGCTGCCCGCGCAGAGCCACGACGCCAAGGGGTCGAACCCCTCGGTGATGGTGCGAACACTCTCCTGCTCAACCTGCGTCGGCTTGCCCACGCGAGCCTCGATTCCTGTATCCAGCCGGATGTTCCGCCATCCCCTCGGCTCGAATCGCTTCTCGGGGGCCTGCTCGAACGTCAGCAGCCCATTCGATTCCTTCATCCGGTCGGCCCGGAAGTCGTGCTCACGGACCCACTTCGCGGCTGCGTAGCGGCTGGAGAACCGATCCGACCGCACCTGAATCGCCTGCGTGTTCTGCCGCTCACCGACTGCCCCGAAGAAAAGAGCCCCCATGCCCACGGCCCGCTCGCCCTCGGCCGAAGCCAGCCAGGCCTCGAGCGTCTGGGAGCCCGCCAGGTGACGGGTCATCACTGCCCCGTTGTGCCGCTTGGCCATCGCCAGAAGGGCAGGGTCCACGTCATCGGTGCCGGGGACGAATGCGCGCATGAGCGCGGCAGAGAGTTCCGGGGCAGACGCAGCGGTACGGCCAGCATCCTCGGGCTCGAACGTGCTGGTACCTTTCTGACCGCCCCGGAATACGTGCGACACCTCGAGCGCGGCCGTCAGTCCTGAGAACTCGTACTCACAGAATCCCCGTTCCTCGTAGATTTCCCCGGGGATGTGGGGGCATCGGTAGATCGAGTCCCCGCAGATGGAGCAGTCCTGCCCCATGCAGCGCCAGCCGAAGGAGACTTCGCGGAAGATCCCTAAGTCCACCCGGCGGACGTGCGCCTCGCCCTCGGCATCCCTCGGCACGTAGTAGAGGGCTTCGAGCCAGTGCTGGTCCCTTGCCGCCAGGTCGGGGTTCTCCACCCGCGTTACCTTGGCCGAGAAGATCCGCCCCACTGGCTGGGTTTCGTAGTTGTGCCCGTACATGACCGGGGAGCCGACCAGCAGCTCTGAGGCTTCGACCAGGCTCTCACGGGAGAAGCGGGAGTAGTAGAAATCCCGCTGGGTGTTGGCGACCATCATCCCACGGACGATGAAGTCGTCCGGCTGGACCTTCCGGCCCGATAGGCTCTGGATCTGCGGCAGGTACCTTGCCCGGAGGCTCCGCTCGTGCTCGGGCTCGAGCCAGAAGCCCGTGCCAACCTGTCGGTCCCGGGCAGCATCCTGCCGGGCTAGAAGCGATGGACTGGTCAATGGGCACCCCCTCGCCGTCGCTTGAACTCAGCGACCACGGGAACGCCACGGGCCACGGGGGGCTTGCCGCACTTGGGGCAGGCCACCTTGCCGTCTGCGTTGTGGATGTACGCTCGCTTGCAGGTGTCGCAGAAGTGGGTCGGCAGGAACCGCACCGACTCAGCGCGAGGGCGTACCGTTGCGGAGCCAGGCTTCAAGGGAGATCCGTTTCCCAGGGGTGGAACCGTTCACACCAGGCTGCAACCGTTTGACGATGGGCTCGGGAATGTCCCGCTCCATCGGTGAGACGACAGGAATCATTGTGCAGCGGCAGTTTACCACTTCGCCCGCGTCCCCGCAGTTGGGGTCACCGGGGAACATGAGCCGGGCACCGCTGGGTTCAGGTGCCACCCACTCGGCATCCAGCGGGATGGGCGGCATGGCCCCCAGTTCCTTGTGGCTGTCCCGGACGTGCTCATCCCCGGAGGTCAGCCATTCCTTGTACGCCACGACCCCCGACTGGCGATAGCCCTCCAGCGTCCCGAAGTTGTAAGCGGCAGAGGTTTCCGTCCGCGCGATCCGGCTCGCACGCTCCAGGCGGTCGCCCATGACGCCATCCACTTCCATCAGCGCCTTGTCTAGTTGGGAAATGGTCTTGTCCAGCCCGGCCCCATCGGCGAAGGCATCGGACAGGGCCGCTTGCAGGTTCGCGCGCGTGGTCGCGTCAATATCCCGCACCAGCTTGGCCCCCTTGTCGTCGATGAAGGCCCGTGCCTGCGAAGCCTGTAGGGCGAACGACAGATCCTGAGCCAGTTCGGCGATGGCGTCGTCTCCAGCGTCGGACACAATGCCCCGAATCAGTCTCCGGGCCTTCTTGATGGCGGCCGGGTCGTCCAGCTGGGCCAGGATCTCGTTCAGCTCGTAGGCCCTAGACTGTGCCCGGATGGCCTTCTTCACCCGCTTGGTCTGGGCGAGGAAGTGCCGCCGGGCGAACGTGGCGACCTTGGCCTCATGCGACGCGAGCCTCCGTGAAGCCCTCGCCCTCTGCACGTCCCGGTTCATCGCGCGGTCGAGGGTTCGTGCCCTCTGGGGTTCCGGCTCCGGGTTTGCCGGGGGTGTACCCGGTGGTAGGGCAGAGGGCGGGGGTTCAGGCGGATTCTTCGCATTCTCCAGGTCCACCTCGGCCTGTTCGCGGGCCAATGCAGCCGACTGCATGCCCATAGGCACGAGGATATCGTCCAGCCCTTCCTCGTCCCCTCTCGGGGGTAGACCTTGATGGTCCCTTGCTTCGGCCCGCGACACATGGGGTGCCCCCGTGGCTTTGTTCCACATCTCGGCCTGCTTGAGCCAAGCCTCGACCATGACCGGATCGTTCGAGAAGTCGTACTCGCAGGAGACGTTGAAGCCGAACTCCCCCGACCCAAGAAGCGACTCGTTCAGCTTCTGGGCGATGCGCGTCGTCGCGGGCATGATGCCGAAGCGGAGGAACAGCTCCATAGACACCGAAGCCACGTCAGAGTTAAGCCCGGTCCCGCCCTCCAGGTGCCCCGCCAGCATCGGGGGGATCTTGAAAATCTTGTACATCTCCGCGCTGGTCATCTTGTAGCTCTCGATGAACTGCATCTCGGCCATCGTCAGGCCGGCGCGCACGTACTTGAGCGCCTTCGGGAGCAGCACCGGGTCCCACGAGTTTTCCAGCCCCTGCGAGTGCTTGCGGAACTGGGCCTTGAGGCGTTCCACGTCGTCGTCGTTGATCGCGTTCTCGGTGGAGTAGTGCCCTGCCGCCTGAGCACCCTTCTGGTAGAACAGACGCTGATACCGTGCGCTGTCCCGCTGCGTCTCGTAGGCGAGGCTCAGGGCCTGCAGCCTCGAGACTCCCAGCGCGCCCATCTCGGGGTCGTATCGCTTGAAGTGCACGATCTGGTCGCGCGGGACCTTGACTACTCGGCCCCCTTCCTGCACCTCGTAGCTCGTGACCGCGCGACCTGAGCCGTGCACCGGCTTGCAGGTGCCGGGATTGAGCATCCAGAACTGCTGCACCTTCCGAGTGCCCGCAAAGTCCTTGAATAGATAGGCGTTCCCGAAGATCTCCAGCGACCCCACCAGGTCCTCGGTCAGTTCGTAGCCGGTCTGCTCGGTGTTGGCCTTCGCCCACATGTCGGCGATGTTCCCGGGCGCGCGCTCCAGCTCCCGCTTGCGGTCACCCTCGCCCACGTAGAACTTCAAGGGGGTAGCCGCGATGGTGCTCTGGTAGAGGTCCACGCAGAACTGGACGGTTGGCACCAGACGGTAGGCCCACGGGAAGTCCGTGTACTCGGGCGTGAGGTTCCACGGGCGGCCAAGCTGCCACGCCGTCCCCATCGGGATCTGGCTCGCCGACATGCCACGGGTCAGGGGGGCGAAGGCTCTGGCGATGCCGCGCGTGATGACGCTCATTGCCTAGCCTTCCTTTCCATGACGGTGCCCACCACGTTCAGGAGCACCCAGAAGATGATGCCCACGACTCCCAGCGCATACAGCGCGAGCCCCGCTCCGACGATGTACTGGAACAGGGCGATGGGCGTCATAGCGGGAGCGGCTGCCAGAACCGGCCGGTGTAGAACCCGGCCTCGGAGGCGCGCGATCCGGCGTTGCTGCCGTGCGTGAAGTAGATGCCGGGGCCAGACTGAGATGCGCCGATGCTGTTTGCGCGGTCGTGGTCTTTCAGGTCAAGGCATGTGATGCCGTTGATCATCGCCACTATGCGCGAGTGCCGGGGAATGGAGCCGAACTCGCTCGGGAATTGCAGCGGCGGCACCCATAGCAGGGCGACCTCGGCCGG